ATTCAACATCAGGTTCTTATACAGTACAATTTAAATATGCTTCTGGATCAGGAGATTCTTTTACTTTTTCAGCAACTGATAAAGGTGATGCTACTGTATTTGCTACTGCAAATGATGGAACTAACCCAGATATTTATACACTACCTTCTGGTTCAGGAGATGTGACTCTTACAGGAACACAAACTTTAACAAACAAAACTTTAACTAGTCCTAAAATTGGAACTTCAATTTTAGATACTGGTGGAAACGAATTATTTTTATTAACAGCTACAGGTTCTGCAGTAAATGAATTTACAGTTGCTAACGCAGCAACAGGTTCTGGACCAACTCTTTCATCTACAGGTGGAGATTCAAATATTGATATTAATATAACACCAAAAGGAACTGGAGATGTTGTTCTTGCTGGTGATACTGTAAAAGTTGGAGACAGTGGAGCAGCAGCTACATTAACTTCAAATGGTGCAGGAACTTTAACAGTTACAACTGGAGGAGCTGCAGATTTAGTTTTAAGCACTAACTCTGGAACTAACTCAGGTACAATTACTATTACAGATGCTGCTGATGGAGACATTACTATTGCTCCTAACGGAACTGGACAAGCTAAAGCAGTGGACGCTGCTGATGCTACAGGTGCAATTAAAATTGCTGGTAAAGAAACTATATGGATTCCAGCTGTTGCTATGTACCCTAATACAACAAACGGTGCAGCAGCTGCACAAGTTGAATTATCAAATGGTCCAGAAATTAAAGTTTTAGATTTTGATAAATCTACTGATGAGTTTGCACAGTTTGCTGTTGCATTTCCTAAATCATGGAATGCAGGAACAGTAACTTTTCAAGCTTTTTTCACAGCAACATCAACAGACACAGGAACTACTGCATGGGGATTATCTGCCGTAGCTTTAGCTGACAGTGGAGATTTAAATACAGCTTTTGGAACACAAGTTGTTGCAACAGCAAAAGCACACAGTGGAACATCAAATGACTTAGACGTTGCAGCAGAAAGTGGAGCAGTTACAATAGCAGGTTCACCAGGCGCAAACGAATATGTTTTCTTTCAAGTATCAAGAGATGTTTCAGCGGATGATTTAGATGCTGATGCAAGATTACTTGGAATCAAATTATTCTTTACTACGAGTGCTGCTAACGACGCATAAGGAATAGAATATGAGAGACCTTAAAAATAAACTTACACCAGGTAAGAACACTAAAAATATCCAAAATAAAAAAGCTAAATCTTTTGGTTATCAGATTTTAGGATTTGGTTCTGGTGGTGGCGGCCCTGCATTTGTGGTTGCTACAGGTGGAACTATTACAGAATCTGGAGATTTTAAAATACATACATTTACAAGTCCAGGGACTTTTGAAGTTACTTGCGCAGGATCCTCAGCAGGATCTGAAACAGTTGATTACATGGTTATTGCAGGTGGTGGTGGCGGTGCTTCTGGTTCAAACAACGAAGGTGGTGGCGGAGGTGGAGCAGGTGGTTTTAGAGAATCATCTGGAGCTGCTTCTGGTTGTTATTCAAGATCTCCATTAGGCGCTTGTGTTGCAGCTTTACCTGTTACTGCACAAAGTTATCCAATTACAGTTGGTGCAGGTGGTTCAGGTGCTCCAGGATCTAGTAATCCTAACGAAACAGGTAGCGTTGGATCAAATTCAGTTTTTTCAAGTATCACATCTGCCGGTGGTGGAGGTGGTGGCGGTGCTGAGCCCCCAGGTTATGGTGGAACACCCGCAACAGCAGGTGGTTCAGGTGGTGGTGGCGGAACCTATAGTAAACCGGGAGCAGCAGGAAACACTCCTCCTGTAAGTCCCCCTCAAGGAAATCCTGGCGGAACCGGAGGCGGCGGTGGTGGTGCATACGCAGGCGGTGGCGGTGGTGGAGCTACAGCAACGGGTGGAGCTGGAAGTCCAAGTAATTCAGGAAACGGTGGAGCAGGAGCAACAACTTCAATTAATGGATCACCAGTCGGAAGAGCTGGTGGTGGAGGCGGTGGTCGTGCTGGCGGTGGCGGCGGATCTGCTTCTGATGGTGGTGGACCAGGAACTAGTGGAACTGGAAATGCAGGAACTGCAAACACTGGCGGTGGCGGTGGAAGTGGTGGTAATCCATCAGGTAACCAAGGCGGAAGTGGTGGTTCAGGTATAGTTATTATAAGGTATAAATTTCAATAGGTAAATTATGGCACATTTTGCAAAAATATCAGAAGAAAACGAAGTCCTACAAGTTTTAAGTATGGAAGATGTTCATACAGCAGATTCTGAAGGAGTTGAAACAGAATCAATAGGTCAACAATATTTAGAAACACATAATAATTGGCCTGCACATTTATGGATTCAAACTTCGTATAACACACATCTTAATCAACATATTTTAGGTGGAACGCCTTTTAGAGGTAATTATGCAAGTGTTGGTTATGAATGGGATCAAGCTAACAATATTTTTTGGCCTGCAAAGCCTTACGCTTCTTGGGTAAAAAATACTACAACTGCAAGTTGGGAATCACCAATAGGTGCTGCTCCTGAATTAACAGAAGAAGAAGCAGCGGCAAATAAACGTTATTATTGGAACGAAGCTAATCAGTCTTGGGATTTGACAGATCCAGTAGCATAATATATATTTCCATTTAGAATGGAAAAGAAAGTATTAACAGAACAAGCATTATATTATGGAGATGTTTCGATGCCGAAAGGTTTTGAAATTAATTCTGATAAATTTAAAGCCGATATTTTACAAGCAAAACTTGAAAACAATAATTTTAAATTTTCAAAAAATTGGGATAGGTTAAATACATTTATTAAAGATTACATTAATCTTAAACACAAAATTAGTTTAGTTAATAAATCGACATTCGGAAATTTTTATAAACCTTTTACACTTACTGAACCTTCATTACAGGTTGATCCAGTAGATCTTAGAAACTCCCCTGACTTTGTATTATTATATGGAGTGCAAGTAAAAGATTGTTTTATTAAAATTTTTTATGACGATAATAGACGTAAAGGAAGAAGCTGGGACGTAGAACTTAAAAACAATATGTTTGTGATGTTTCCATCTACTAACATGTATATTATTGGTAATAACGATAGTAAGGATTTAAATTTTATTCAAACAATAACGTATGAATATATCTAATTACTATTGGTATTTTACTGGTGTGCTTACTCCTAAATTTTGTGATGATGTTATAAACTATGCATTGCAACAGAAAGAAGTTATGGCCAAAACAGGTGGCTATGACAATAGAAAATTAAAAAAAGACGAAGTAAAAAATATGCAAAGAAAAAGAAAGTCTGATCTAGTATGGCTTAACGATACTTGGATATATAAAGAACTACATCCGTATGTTCATGAAGCAAATAAGGCAGCTGGTTGGAACTTTGATTGGCAGAGAAGTGAGTCTTGTCAGTTTACAAAATACAGACATAATCAATACTATGATTGGCATTGTGATAGTTGGGAGAAACCTTATGAAAAAGAAGGACCTGACAAAGGATTAATTAGAAAGCTGTCTATGACTTGTCAATTAACAGATGGCTCAGAGTATACAGGAGGTGAATTAGAATTTGATTTTAGAAACTACGATCCACATATGAGAGACGAAAGTCGACATTTAAGAAGAGCAAAAGAAATTTTACCTAAAGGGTCTATCATTGTGTTTCCTTCTTTTGTATGGCACAGAGTTAAACCTGTAACATCAGGCACAAGATATAGTTTAGTAGTTTGGAATTTAGGAAAACCATTTAAATAATATGCATATAAGTAACTATTTTAATACGACTATTTGGTCAGAACAAAAACCAGAATTTGTAAAATCTTTAAACAAAGCATCTAACAAATATATTAAAGATGCAAGATCAAAAGAAAAAGCTTTTATAAAAGAACATGGTGATTTTGGAAGATCATATCATTCAACAACATTAACACATGATAATAATTTTTTGGATTTTAGAAATTATGTTGGTCAAAAGTCTTGGGATTATTTAAATCAACAAGGTTATGATATGAGTTTATACACAACTATGTTTAGTGAAATGTGGGTTCAAGAATTTGCTAAAAAAGGTGGTGGTCATCACTCTGCACACATACATTGGAATCAACACGTATCAGGTTTTTATTTTTTAAAATGTAG